ACTGTCTGCGCTGTGGGCTGCTGACTATTTGATGCAGAAGGGATACGTGCGACGATGCCTCATCTTGTGCCCACTATCTATCATGCAGGACGCGTGGATGAACGGTATAAGTAAAAGCATCATTCATCGTAGCGCTATCGTGGCACATCATCAGCAAGCGGTTCGTCGTATTGAGATGGTGCAGGGGGACTACGAGTTTGTCATCATTAACTATGACGGGTTGAACTTAATCTCTAACGAAGTCAAGGCAGACGGCAGGTTCGACCTCATCATCGTTGACGAAGCGAACGCTTACAAAAACGTCAGTACACTAAAGTGGAAAACGCTCAGCAAGTTACTCACACCACAGACGTACCTGTGGATGATGACCGGCACTCCCGCATCGCAATCACCGCTTGATGCTTATGGGCTAGCCAAACTTGTTAACCCAACGGGTGTGCCAAATTTCTTTACATCGTGGCGTGACAAGACGATGAACAAGATAACGCAGTTTAAGTGGGCACCCAAGAAGCAAGCAGCACAGTTAGTGTTTGACGCGCTACAACCTGCAATACGTTATACAAAAGAACAGTGCACAGACTTACCGCCCGTGCTTGTTGAAACACGCGACATACCACTAACGCCACAGCAAAGAAAGTATTACGTCATGCTGAAGGAACGTATGTTGGTGCAAGCTGCGGGGGAGACAATCTCGGCAGTCAATGCTGCGGCAGGGGTTAGTAAGTTGTTGCAGATCAGCGCTGGTGCGGCGTACACCGACGATAAAGAAGTTGTGGAGTTTGACTGTAGCCCGCGCTTGTCGGTATTGATGGAAGTGCTTGAAGAAACAAAGCGCAAGGTGTTGGTGTTCGCAGCATTCAGGCACAGCATTGACACTATTCATAACTATCTCACCAAGCATGGCGTTGCCAATGAGCTGATACACGGTGACGTATCAGTAAAAAAGAGAACAGATATATTCAAGCGCTTTCAGTCTGAGGACGCTCCGCGTGTTCTGGTGATACAACCTCAAGCAGCCGCACACGGCGTAACGCTTACTGCTGCGGACACAGTGATCTTCTGGGGGCCAGTGATGTCTGTTGAGACTTATAAACAGTGTATCGCTCGTTCTGATCGTATCGGGCAGGACTCAACGAAGGTGACAGTCATTCACCTACAAGGCAGTGACATTGAGCGCAAGATGTTTAAGGTGTTGGAAGAGCGTGTGGAGGATCACTCCATGCTGATAAAACTTTATGAATCGGAGGTTGCACGATGACAGTTTGCATGTATAATATTTGACATAACAAAAGGAGAGTTGATATGGAACAAATCCCAATGGACAAGTTGGCGCGTGTGTATCTCAAGATACGCGCACGTATTCAACAGCTTACGCAACAGTATGAGTCTGAGGTTGAAGAACTGAAGGCGCAGCAGGATGAAATTAAAACTGCGCTCAAAGATCAACTGATGGCACTCGGCAGTAAATCGGTGCGAACCGATCAAGGCACTGTGATCTTGGCTACCAAGACACGGTACTTCACACAAGACTGGGATTCATTCAAGCAGTTTGTCACAGAGCATGATGCGCTCGATTTGTTTGAGCGACGTATCCATCAGAGCAACATGGCAAAGTTTCTTGAAGAAAACCCCTCTCTTGTACCCCCCGGTCTTAACTCTGATAAAGAGTATGACGTATCTGTAAGGAAACCTACTAAATGAGTAACGTAACAGTTTTTAATGCAAGCAAAGCCCCGTCGTTCGCTAAGTCGCGTGGGCTGTCCACTATAGCTAAATCCCTCACTGGAGGTGGTGCAGCTAGCGGTAAGAACATCTCTATCAAAGGCGGTGTGTTCCGTTTGATTAGTGATGGTAAAGAGATCGCTGCAATCGATGATCGTCATCTTGATGTTGTGATTGTCGCTGCTGCTCCCAAGGTTGGCCGCACGTTTTACATGGGCAAGTACGAAGAAGGTAAGACTACATCTCCCGCGTGTTGGTCTGCGGATGGTGATAAGCCTGACGCATCAGTGCAAGAACCACAACATACTAATTGCGCTGACTGCCCTCAGAATATTCAGGGCAGTGGTGAAGGCAACAGCCGTGCGTGTCGTTTCTCTCAGCGTATTGCTGTGGTACTTGCTAACGATGTTGAGGGTGACCCCTTGGCGCTATCGCTTCCTGCTACTAGTATTTTTGGTAAGGACGTTAACGGGGACATGCCTCTGCAAGCGTACGCACGTTGGTTGGCCGCACAAAACATCAACCCTGAAGAAGTTGTCACACGTCTGCGGTTTGATACAAAAGCCGCTGTACCCAAGCTTTACTTCAAGACCATGCGCTGGTTGACGGATGAAGAGTTCGCGTCAGTGACAACCCACATGGAAGCCCCCGCTACTCAGAAGCTTGTAGTAATGTCTTTCTCAGCGCAACAACAAGTCGCTGCCCCTGCTGCACCACAGATTGAGGGCGCACGTCCTAAAGCCACAATTAAGAAGAAGGCGGCTGAAGTTGTTGAAGACGCGGGTGATGACGAGCCTGAAATCCGCAAAGAGTCAGCCCCCACTAACGCAGTGCCCAAGAAGTCTGGGATTGCTGCTACTGTAGATGCTTGGGATACCGACGACTAATTAACTGGGGGCGCAAGCCCCCTTACACACTATGCCCTACTCTGAACGAACCAAAAACGCAGTTAAACACGCCCCACGTACGCTAGGCTCGCGCCTTGGACGATGGGCCATACACCGAGACTTCTCTGTATTACGTATCTCAAAATTTACAGGAGCGACAAGACAGACGGTTTATAACTGGATGTCAGGCGTGGAGGTCACCCCTGCCTACCGCTCACGTGTACAGGAACTCATCAATATTCTTGAAAGGCAACCAACAGCCGATCACGCATGGAGACAGATATGCGAGGACTACAACCTACAAGCATGACAGACTCAGAGCTGTTGAACTATTGTGAAATACATTGGGAAGAAGTTGAACCCGATTATCTGAAGGAGTTGATACAACGTATGGCGCGTTACATAGAAACGCACATACCTGACATTGCTGAGCCAAAAGACGGACGTCAGTTACCCCTGTTCTGACCTGTGGAGTTTTCATGCAACCGCAAGAGTTTCTGGCGGCAGTCCTCCCATCGACGGGCGTGTACTGTATAGCCGAGCTAACAAGTAAAAAGAAAGAGCATGTTTTTGCAACAAACTTAGGAGAGTTTCAGCATGTCGTAGATACGTGGGTTAAGAACAGGCACGACGTTTATTTTGCGCTTGCTACCTTTAAGCAAGAAGGAAGTCGTACCGCTAAAAATGCAGAGTTCATACGTGCTGCATTTCTGGATATGGACGGGTACGAAACCAAACGTGATGCTGCCGAGGCGTTGGATGTGTTTCTCGAAAAGACCGACCTTGCTCAGTTAGGTCAACCACTTGTCGTTGATTCAGGTGGTGGGCTTCATGTGTATTGGCCGTTCACTGAAGACATACCGATTGATGTATGGAAACCTGTTGCAGAGAACTTAAAGCGTTTGTGTGCGCAGGAGAACATGCGCATCGACAATAGTGTGACGGCTGATGCAGCGCGTGTGCTGCGCATACCGGGTACTGTTAACTTCAAACCAAAGTACCCCAAGCCCCGTGCTGTGCGCATCATGGTGGAGGCAAACCCCAAAGCGTTTGACTTTGGTACGTTCTCTGGACAACTCATTAAGAAGCTAAACGGACATGCCTATAGCCCCTTACTGGCGCAGAAAGTTGAGATCGAAGGCGAACGACCTAAAGGCGCACGATCAGAATCAGCGATCAAAATGTTTGACAGTCTGCAAAGCGAGTTTAAGCTTTTGTGGATTAAAACGATTGAAGGCACAGGTTGTAAACAACTTCAGCATTACAAGGAACACGCCAGTGAAGACGGCATGGAACCGCTATGGCGAGGCTTACTATCTTGGACAACGCGTTGTACAGATGGAGGTGACTATGCGAGCCGCATTTCGGAGATGCACCCGTATGACGAAGATCGTATGCGGCAGAAGCTGCGTGAGATTAAAGGCCCATATCCGTGCGTCAAGATGGATAGCGAGAATCCGGGCGTTTGTACAACGTGCCCGCACTGGGGAAAGATAACTAATCCACTTGTCCTGTGCCGCACGGTGGCAACGGATAACACTGAGAAACAAATTGAGATACACAACGAGGAAGAAGAACTTCCCGTACAGATTGTTCGCCCTGCACCACCACGAGGTTACAGCTACGGTGCGAAGGGTGGCGTGTTTGCCGACAAGACGCTTGAAGACGACGAAGGAAAGAAGACTAAAAAATCCGTCATGATCCTGCCGTACACATTGTTTGCGGTGGACATTCTCAAGCAGCCAACGGGTGAGCATGTTGTCCACATGATTGCCGAACGCGACGACGAATACCACGACATACTGCTCAATCAAAAGTCAGTCGTCAGTAAAGACGAAACCGTTAAGACTCTCGCAGCACAAAACATCATCGCCTCAACAGGCTCAGGCAACGACAAGAATTTGTTTGAGTACGTGCGCGGGTGTGTGGAAAAAGCTAGCGTATCTCAGCAACCGCTTGTCATCCCATCAAACTACGGATGGCAGAATCACGACCGTCTACTGACAGGGCACAACGCGCCCTTTGTGCATGGTGGCATGGTGTACCAGAACGGTGTGGCACGTAAGGTTCCCATGCCTGACCTTCAGAACATCACAGCTAGTATGCGCTCGATGGGCACTCTGGACGGATGGAAGAACATCATACAAGTGCTGATCGATAAAGGGCTCGACGACATACTGGCTATGCTCTGCGTGGGGCTGGGGTCACCATTCATGGCGTTCAGTAAGCTGGCAGGGATGACATTTCACTTGGGGTCTACGGAGTCCGGCACGGGTAAGTCGTTGGCGTTACGTTTGGCAGCTAGCGTGTGGGGGCATCCTGATCACTTCCGTGTCAGTCGCTCTACGTCTGACGTAGCCATGATCCACCATGCGGGTATGCTTGGTTCAGTGCCGCTGATCTCTGACGAGATTACGGTTAAGAACCGGCGTGACTTTGAGTGGTTCCCTGCCATGCTGTTTGACTTCAGTGAGGGTAAGGGCAAGGAGCGCATGGAGTCAGGCGCTAACAAAGAGAGAATCAACACCACAGCGTGGTCACTGCTTGCACTGATGGCATCAAACACGCACGTGGTGGACTACATGACGGGTAACCGCAAGCACTCATCTGAAGGTGAGCTGCGCCGTGTACTTGAGCTGACACTCACAAACACGTTAACGTGGGACGATCATGAGCGTGATGCCATCGTGTCGCTGTCACAGAACTACGGGGTAGTCGGTCCCCACTATGCGAAATGGCTGTCACAAAATGCACTGGAAGCGCAGAAGTTGTACAAGAAGATTGAGAAACACATTCGTATGGATTTCCGTTCACCCGATGATGAGCGCTTCTGGACAGCAGGCTGCACATCCTGCATTGCCGGGGCTGTCGCTATGGGGGGTAAACACATGGGCCTGATTGACTTACCTGTTGAGCGCATCATGCGTGTGTTCCGCAACCTAGTGTTTAAGAGTCGGGAGACTGTACAGAGCAGCAAGCGCACAGTCGAGGATGTACTCAACAGCTACACACGTGAGTTCTACGGTAAGTTTGTTGTCATCAAGGCTGTGGACGGTACGCTCGCTGCAACGCTCGGTGACGGTGGTGTGATCGATGAAACCATATCTCGGTCTGAGATTGCAGGGCGTGTTGAACACGGACTGACGCCGGGGTACATCGACTACGTGATTGAAGAAAACTTATTGAAGTCCTACTGTGCGTCCATGAGTTTTGGATACGCAGACTTCAAGAAGCAGATCGAGCGGCTGTACCGTGTGACATACGGTAAGACAGACTTGATGAAGAAAACCCGTGGCCCACAGATGCGCGTCAATGCAATCCGAATCTCAATGCCAGAAATCGAAGATTGAAATTGCCATCCCGTGGGACCAAGTCCCACAGGGAGGGGGTTTCTTCGTACCTACGCTCAATCCACAACGCACTATAGAGAAGGTGTTTTACTCAGCGACTAGGCATCGTGTTTTTTATATCAAGCCTACAGTCTGTATCATCAACGAGAAGCTTGGCGTTTACTTTCGTCGACTAAAGATACCATCCGCTGCGCAGTTTTAATTCTACGTTGCCGTATCTCGTCAAGCTTTTCTCGTTTTTGCTGCGGCGTCATGTCAGTACGCTCACGCACGTTACGCTCAAGTTTCGCTAGCTCACCCATAAAGCGTTTGAAAGAACCTGCTGTATCCGCGAGCTTAAGATCTTGACGGTTCTCTTCAATAAACGCTTTTACATCTTCAGGACGCCCACGCTCTTGCATGGTTTTCATGGTGCGCTGTTTCTGCTCGATACCACTAACAAGATCGTATGCGTAGTTGATAACACCCTGCGCGTCTTTAGGCTGGAACAACCCTCCAACGATTGGCGTATCGCTAGCTCTCATTTCGGGAGCTACTTTTTCATCAGCCGCAAGAACGGGGTTAGCGATACTTGTTATAGCCACGCCCAGTCCGCCTGTGTACCCGCGAATCATGTAGTCAAGCTTAATGGGCGAGATGCCAAACAAACCACCAATAGCTTTGGAAACTTCAGTGGTCCCAGCGCGGTATCTTTCTGCGGGGATAAGCGCTTGCTCACGCTCACTCTCAATAGCTTTACCGCTATAGAACGAGTAGTTGGTCATCAACTCGATCATGGGTTTAATACCTGCGGGGATGTCTCCCGGCACTAAGCTACTCAAGATTTTGCGAATGGCAGGTGCAATCTGTTTAAGTTCTGTATCGCCAAACGCTGTGTTGTATACCATCTCAGGCAGCGCTTTAAATATATAGCCAATCTCAAACGGAATCGGTACACGTACTGCCTCATCGAAGAACGGCGTGTGTACAAAAAAGTTCATGTAACGATCTGCTGGATCAGCGTTCTTGTACGTCTCGTCGTCCTCCATCATGGCAGCGTACGCAAGCGTGATACCTGCCAACATTAACCCACGCGAGATAAGTTTCTCTCTGACTTTGAGCTGCTCGTTAAACGGCATCTTGCCAGTGAACGCTCTGTAGAGCACGTCCATACCTTGAATCTGCGCGTTCATGAACGGGACCATCATTGACAGCATGTATACGCTTGGCGACAACCCACGACGATTAAAGTTCATGGACTCCAGCGTAGCGAGTGTGGCCTCCATGTCGGACAGCCCCTGCTTACGGAAGTCGTTGTACATCACCACACGCGTTGCGGCGTCACCCTGCACGGCAAAGTTATCCAGCTTAGCCATAGCCAGCGTCCAACCTTTACCGCCGTTAACAAGTTCTTTCAGTATCTTGCCAATATCTTCAGGCGTACCCGTAAGCACCTGTCCACCAAGAATACCGCGCTCCTGTAACGCTTTCTCGCCTTCACTCTTACCCTGCCGCATCTTGCCAAGTTCTTTGAGAGAGGAAGCTACAGGCGTCATGTTTGCGCCAGACACCATGACTGCGGCTGTTGAGTCACGAATAATCTGACGAAGTGCGTACACAGGGTTACGTGTGATGAACTTACGAAGAATCTGAGCAGGGATACCAAGCATACGTACAGCCGCTGGGACTGTCATCGATACACCTTCAAGCCCTTTTACCAATAAGTCAGACGGAATACCGAGCGCTTCTGTGTCGGCTTCAGCGTAGTAATCTTCGCCGTCAATCTTGAAACGAATAACTTCTGAGCCTTTAACATCCTTGCCTTTACGGATACCTGATTTGTTTGCAGCAACTTCTTTATCAGTGCGTGAAAGCAAACCCATCTCCCCCAGACCAAACGCGACATTACGCGTGGCTAGGTTACGCAGGGCCATGTCAGTTAGCAGGTTTGTGTTTTGTACCGAGCTTGTAAAGAAGTCAAGGATGTGCCGGTTATCGCCAACCAACTCGTTGAGGTATGGCTGACTCTTTAAGTTACCAACGTTGATAGGCGAAATCTCACCCCCAAGCACAA